CTAGACAACAGTTTATTGGTGGTGGTACTTAATGGGCAATAGGTTTGCTTCTGCGAAGAACAGTATCGCCATGTGCGATAGGTGTGGCTTTCAGTACAAATTGACGGCGTTGAAAAAAGAGATTCAGAAGACCAAGATATATAACCTGCTTGTATGCCCCCAGTGTTGGGATCCCGATCAGCCGCAGTTGCAGTTGGGTATGTATCCAGTTGATGACCCGCAAGCTGTGCGTAATCCTCGTAATGATTCAACCTACGTTACGGCAGGCGCAAATACTGCGGGTAACCCGACTAGTGGTTCACGAGATATTCAGTGGGGGTGGAACCCTGTTGGTGGGTCGAGTAATTTTGATGTCGCTTTGACGCCAAACTACTTGGTGGCAACGACATTTGTTGGTACAGTTACGGTAACAGTTACTTAGGAGATTAAAATGGGATTTAAAAAAGCAGCAGACGGAATTGCTAGAAAAGGCAAAACCGAAGGAACAAATCTAGGCGATAGTGGCCCTACATCAGCCGCTTTAAAAGGCGGTAAAGGCGGCAAGGGCGGCAAAACTGACGCAGACATGTTGTCTATGGGACGTAATTTGGCAAAAATTGCCAACCAGAAACGAGGTTAATCATGGCTAAATTTAGCAAAAAAGTTATGGGCAAAGAAGTTGGCGACGCCGCTACCTATGCTGCACCGCACAAAATGAATGGCAAGCCTCTGGTAATGTCGGAGAACCCCGGCAAGGACTCTAGCATTAGTAGCCTCAACACCATGAAGATGAGCGTTGGTGTTATTAACAACGGTGGAAACCCAACTAAGACATCCGGTATCGTCACCCGTGGTAACGGCGCGGCGACTAAAGGCATTACAGCCCGAGGCCCGATGGCATAAATATGGACAGAACCGCGCTATACAACGCAATCCAAGCGTACACGGAGAACACGGAAGCAGATTTCGTGACTAATATTCCCGTGTTCGTTACGCAGGCTGAGCAGCGTATTTATAACTCGGTTCAGTTTCCATCTATTCGCAAGAACGTGTATGGGCAGATGACGGCAAATAATAAATATTTGCAGTGCCCCACAGACTTTTTAGCTGTGTATTCTTTGGCTGTTGTGACAGATGTGGTGGGCAGTGATATGAATACGGGTACGTACGAGTACTTGCTTAACAAAGACGTTAATTTTATTCGCCAAGCGTACCCCACACCAAACGATACGGATGTACCAAAATACTATGCTTTGTTTGGCCCTCGTTCAGACAATGCCGACGAGCTAACGTTTATCCTTGGCCCTACACCTAATGCAGCCTATTTCACCGAACTTCACTACTACTTCTACCCCGAGTCAATCACAGTTGCGGCAGATGGCCGTACGTGGCTTGGTGACAACTTTGACTCCGTGCTTTTGTATGGCTCTTTGGTCGAAGCTTACACCTACATGAAAGGTGAGCCAGATATGATGGCGCTGTATAACGGCAAGTACCAAGAAGCGCTTGCATTAGCTAAACGTCTGGGTGATGGTATGGAGCGTCAAGACGCTTATCGTTCCGGCCAATATAGACAGGCGGTAACCTGATGGCTATTGTACAAACCCAAACCACCAGCTTTAAAGCGCAGTTGTACCAAGGTATCCATGACCTGACAACTGACGTTATCAAGATTGCCCTGTATACGGCTAATGCTAATCTAAACGAAGACACAACCGTCTACAGTTCAACCAATGAAGTACCTAATACAGGCACTTACTCTGCTGGTGGGGCGCAGTTAACACCTATCACGGTATCGTCTTCTGGGTACACAGCTTTTGTAGGCTTTCCAAACATCTCGTGGAATGGGGCAATCACCGCAAGATGTGCGTTGATTTACAACGATACGGTTGCCGGTAAGCCTTCGATTGCTGTGTTGGACTTTGGGTCTGACAAAACATCCGTTGGTACATTTACAATCACCATGCCAGCAAATACCGCTACGGCGGCTCTCATTCGTAGTTCTAACTAAGGAGTCATCATGACTATTGAAAAAACCAAAGCCACCGACGTAGTTTCTGGTGGCCTATCTTGCAACACCAAAGCCGCTGAAGCTGCACAAGCTTCTGGCAAATACCACGTTGAGTGCCGTGACAAAGACGGCAACTTGAAGTGGACTGCTGAGTCTAAGAACTTGGTAGTTAACGCTGGTTTGCAGTACATGGCTGGTAGTGCATTAACATCTACTACACAAGTTACCACTTGGTATCTAGGTCTGTATGGCGCAGCAGCTTCCAACACCCCTGCGGCTGGCGACACTATGGCCTCTCACGCTGGTTGGACAGAAATTGTGCCTTACAGCAACGCAAACCGCGTGACCGCTACGCTTGCTGCGTCAACTAACGCTAACCCATCAGTTGTGACTAATACTGCTTCACCCGCAGTGTTTAATATCAATAACACAGCGACAGTGGGCGGCGCGTTTTTGACCAGCGCTAATGACAAAAGCGGCTCAACAGGTACTTTGTTTTCTGCCGCTGACTTTGGCTCACCCGGTGACCGTTCTGTGGTTAATGGTGATACATTGTCTGTGACGTACACATTCAGCTTGGCGGCTTAATATGGCCGGGTGGGGCGGCGGCTACTGGGGCGAACAAGGGTGGGGCGGTTTTACCGCCTTCACTAGCTCCGTAGACGAAGCCTCTACCGGAACAGACACAGTTGTTTCTGCGTTTAGCGTAGCCCCTACTGTTAGCGAAACAGGTACAGCCGCAGACGCGCTTGCAACAAGTAAGCTTTACGACTCAGCCGTAACAGATACTGCGACAGGCTCAGATGTCATGGGGGGATCACCTCTGTATGCTGGAATAGTTGTTGAATCAGGAACCGGGTCTGACGCCACTATTTCTGTTGTTTCTTTACTGTCCGGTATTACTGAGACTGCTACAGGTGCTGATGCTACTGAAGGCGGTGAAGTATATGATGCAGCAGTAGCAGGCACGGGATGGGGCGAGAGCGCATGGGGCTATAACGCTTGGGGCGGAATTGGCGAAATTGCTGTTGGCACAGATGTTGTTACTTCTACGCTGGGAATCAGTGTAAGCGTAACTGAGACAGCTACAGGTTCAGACGCAGTTTTAGCAGGGCAGGCGTTTGGGTCACAAATTACTGAAGTGGCTACAGGTAGCGACGCGGTTACATCTACACCTGTATATGCTGCAACAGTAACTGAGTCAGCTACAGGGGCGGATGCAGTAACCAGCTTGCCAATATATGCGGCAAGCGTAAGCGAGAGTGCTACGGCTTCAGACGTTACGAACGGCGGTTTCCTTGTCTTTAGTACAATTCAAGAATCTGCAACCGGATCAGACGCTGTTACTTCAAGTTTTATAACTTTTGCATCAGTTACTGAGAGCGCAACAGGATCAGAGACAAACAACGCAAAGGTCACGTTTGTATCAACAATACAAGAGAACGCGGTAAGCGCAGACACTTTAGCGGCAGCAGCGGCTTTTGTGGCGTCAATTACGGAAATGGCGACTGGCACAGATTTAATAAATGGGCGGCCTTTCTGGGACATAATTGATGACACGCAGGACGCAAACTGGCAGAATATCAGCACCGTGTAGTTAAAAGCTACACACAGACAGGAGCATTTAAATGGCAGCAGATACAGCACTCTTAGATTTAGTTACCCCCACACAGGGCGACCTTACAGGTACGTGGGGTAATGTTGTCAACAACGGTATTACCGAATACGTAGATATTGCAATTGCAGGCACAACCACTTTTAACGGTGATGGTGCAGTTACCTTGGTTAATACCATTGGCAACGCGTCTGCTACAAACATTACCAGTACCTCTGCGCAATACGCAGTTGTGCGTGTGACGGGCACGTTGACAACTCCTAAAATTATTACGTTTGGTTCCGCTGGCGCGGCTCCTTACAGCAAGATTTATTTGGTAGACAACGCCGCAACAGGTGACATCGTAACTTTTAAAGCCTACGGGCAAACCGGCGTATCGGTTGCGGTTGGCGAAAAATGCTTTGTGTACTACAACGGCACAGATATTGTTAAAGCAGCTTCTAGTACGGTTGACGGCGTATCCACAATCAGTTTTGGTTCCACAGGATTAACCCCTAATACCGCTACATCTGGCGCGGTTTCTGTTGCGGGTACGTTGGCAGTAGCTAACGGCGGTACAGGTTTAACTGCTGGTACATCTGGCGGCGTTTTGGCTTACACAGCTTCTGGTACTTTGGCATCTTCTGCCGCTTTAACTGCAAACAATGTGGTGGTTGGTGGTGGCGCAGGTGTCGCCCCTTCTTCTACAAATTTGCTGGCTATCTCTGCTGCCGTAACAACAGGCAACTACATTAAAGCGATTGGCTACGCCGACACTGTCACTGCTTTGGGTAACACAGGTGCAGCAATTAATCTTGATGTGACAAGTGGCGGTGTTTTTACTGCAACACTGGATCAATCATCCACAATTACTTTGCGATATCCAGTTGCAACAGGCGCATCTTCGTTTACACTAATCTTGACAAACGGCGCTGGTGGCCCCTTCACAGTAGCTTGGGCTGGTGGCTCATTCAAGTTTCCCGGCGGAGCGGCATCGCTTTCACGAACAACAACTGCAAGTGCAATTGATGTTTGGTTCTTTTTTACCCCTGATGGTGGAACTACTTACTATGGTTCCATCCCAATGAAAAACTTAACCGCTTAATAGGAGCACTAAAATGGCATTAACCGCAGAACAACAATCTCAACTTGATTTTCAAGTCGCTTCAAGCGCCGTAGGTCAAGAACAACAAGTTGCTTTAGAAAACTTACGTGCTGCAAATCAAGCAGCCGCGCAATCTAAGCAAGCAAAACTAGA